TATCGTATGCAGCTATTTGTCCTACGCCATTAAGACCTGAAGGTTTAGGGAATATAGTTTTATCGCCATTATAAGCACTAGATGCTAGAGATGTTACTGGCATTAAATAGTCTAAATGTACTCTATCATCATTTAGAGCAACAGTATTATTATCCATTCTTATAGAAAACTTTAACAACTCACGTTGAGAATTATTTTCTAACACCACATACAAAGCATCGTCTTGCATACAATGATACTTAATAATTCCCGGTAAAGTCCACCTAAACCAAGAAGCTAGTTTTCTTTCAGTAATCTGGTCAAAATATCTGTAACCATATAATGTTGACTGGTTATCTTCACTAAATAAAATTATAGAGTTTTCTCTAGAGTTACTTATTAATGATAAATCATTTTCAAATAGTTTTGATACAACTGCACTCTGCTCAATTACATTTGGTTCACCTTCTCTTTGTACCTGTGCCATTTCAAAGAATCTAGAATGCTTACCAGCATTGTCTAAGAAACCAACTGTAGTACCAAGAGAAATAGGATTCGTTTTAAAGTTAAAGTTATAAGTAGAAAGTGCGTTGATCTTAGCAGTTGTAGGGCTAAATACATCACTATCAGTTGTCAACATAAACTGCTGGTTTTTAGAAAATAATAATAAACCAGTGTTTACCTGTATACCATCATAAATAATAGCAGGATATTCTGAACTAGCTGCTATATCTATAGGGTCACTAGCTATAAGTTGTATAGCTGACTTAGCAAAGAAGTTAGTAAAGTCTCCGGGACGAGACATAATTATATTTTCATCAGCAAGTATTGCAAATCTGTTTCTAAAAAACAACATCTTACTAATACCTTTACCTATAAATGAAGGTTCAGGATTAGTGACGTTATCACCTACTATTGCATTATCCCATTGTGGAGTTGCTATTGCATGTTTCCAAACGCTAGTACCAGTGCCAGTCTGTGTAGCTGAAAGTGGACTTATTACTTTATAAGTATCATCATCAACAACTTCATCTACAGCAGCTCCAAATTGTTGGTTTGCATTACCACCACCATAGTATAAAGTTAAATAAACTAAATTACCTTCACTCAACCCATGATTTGATTGGGTGTTAATAGTAACAGTATTACCTGTCTGTGACCAACTAGATATTGTGCTACCACTATCGGAAGGGTCTGCAAATATAGTTCCGTTTAATTCTGTTAATCTAAAATTACCATCAGGAGTTCTTATAAGAACAACAGGCATAGTAGATTTTTTAAATTCTATAAGTCTTCCCGGCTTAGCACATTCTTCCCATGTACCTTCACCATCTTTACCATTGTTACCAAAGAACTTAACAAAATGATTGTCCTCATCAGCTTCACTATTAACAACCTCTACAACCATTCCATCCTTACACTGAGAGGGGAGATCACCTACATCGTTAACTTTACCAGCAACAACGTTTAACAGCTCTCCTACGGGCGTAGAGGCGTTGAATATGCCAGTTCTCTTTACATGTAGTCCTGTACCAATTTGTGTACAAGTAAATCCGTTACCTGTATTAGTATCGTTTCCAGTAATTTCTTTTCTTATATCTCCTATAATACTTTCAGCAGTAATAGTAGTTTCTGTGTCAAAGGGGGTAGGTTGTGGTCTAACAAGAGCTAAATTAGCTTGTACAATAGACCTACTAGATTCTTCTATAGTAACTTTGTAGTAGGCATCTGCCATGAATACATAGAAATAATCTCCTTCTCTCCAACCTTCACCACCATGAAGTAGGTCGTATGTTGTAGTATATCTAGCTTGATACACAGTTGTTTGACTACTTCCAGAACCTTCTGTATATGGAACTGACTGTCCAGTTGTAGCTATACGAAAATATAAGTTCTTTCTATTTGCTTGACTACCATTATTGTTTACATCAAAAACGTTAACTTGATAGCTATAGTTTGTGCTAGTAAAAGTACCATCAGCTTTTTCGCCACCAGTAGCACCTTCATCAACTAAAGTTTTATTACTATCTACTGAGAAAATACGTGTAGCTACGTTAGGTGCAAAGGCGTCTCTACCATCACCAGCTTCGGTTCCACATCTAGCATTATTAGAGTTACCTCTATCTGCATGATCTCTCATGTGAAATGTGCTATCACAGTAGTTGTTACTAGAGTTAACCATAGTCACATTAATACGTGTAGCCGTATGTACTTCACTATTATCAGCAGGGTCTGTACTATCAAAGATATTTACTGAATATTGTTTTGCATAAGACAGTGTTTTTAATTCAATAAATATTTCTTTTAAATAATCTCCTTCAGGTTCTTTAGTAGAATCCATCTCTGTAATAACGGACCTATTATTTATATAAGTAAAATCGTTAAGAGTTAGAGTCTGTATATCTTCATCATTACTGTGAGCTAAATATCTGGTCGGTACTGTTTGAGCAACATCTACTACAGTTTTAGCAGCACCAGTTAAACAATCCCACATATTAACTGTACCATTTCGTTGTACCTGTCCTATGTACTGTTCGGTCTCGTCTCTGTAATAGTGGAACCATTTACCGGTATCAGTAGAACCAACTAAAGTTGACACAAACTTACCAGCCGGTCTCTTTAGTAATCCCTGTGTAACATCAGGAATTGCATTTAGCATGTCTTTTACCTGACCGGGAATCTTTTGTTCGTCAGGCTGTTGTGATATACCAGCATTCAGACTATGTATAGTTTGTGTAACGTTTGCCATTATCTAATAAGTGCTTTGTATGGTTGATAAGCTCTATAGTTGGTCTGCTGTGGGAAGCCCATAAAGTTATGGTCACCCTGTTCTGTTTCAAATTCCATAGCGTTAGCTCTAGCTTGTTGTTCCTCTACCTGAAGTAACTTAACTAGGTCGCCATTAGAAACGAGTTGTGTAGCAGCACGCATAGATGCTCTTGCAATTATGTATCTCTGTATAGCTGGAGGTACATCTGTGAATGGATATAGTGTAACGATGTCGAAGTAATATTCTCCGGTAAATACATCTGTCTGGTTTATTGTGTCGAACAACTTGCCATCTCTTTTTACAACGTTAGTTCCTCTGTCAGCTTGACCGTCATGGAAATCATAAACGATTGCATTAGTAGGAACTACAAAGTTACCTTGAGCATCAGGAGCTTTTTTTACTTTGTGTTCTGTGTTAAAAGTCCACCCTATTGTTTGGACATCTTTGTTTACTTCAGCAAGGAGGTTAACTACAAATGCTATCTCTGGATTTTGTAGTGAATTACCTGTGATGTTAGTAACTGGAGATTGACCAATGCTACCCAAGATAGAGTTCACTGCGGATAGTTCGGTATCGGTGCTTATTTGAATAGCCATAAAAAAAAGGGAGCCGAAGCTCCCGTATAAAGTGTATAAATTAACCGTTCTCTGGGTATGTTGTACCGAACGCTGTTGGTGCTGTTGCTCCAACGTATAGTTCAACGGCTGCTGCTGGGTTTAGGAAATCTGCCCCCATAGCTAGACGACCTAATATTACATCGCCTTGGTATACTACTGATACATCTCCAGAAGTTACCTGAACCTGAGGTCCGATAGCTTCTACAACCCCTGCTGCCTCTTTCTGGAAAATTAATCCACAAGATTTAGCAAAGTCTGTGCTGTTACCGTAGTTGTTGTTAAGTCCTGTTACAGACTTTCTGCCGTCAGCTAAAGCTGTACCGACATGATCTCCTAAGTTTGAAGGAGATGTCTCACCTGTAGTTCCGCCATAAGCTACACCATGCTTAGCTAGGAATGGGATGTTCATTGACTTGAAGATTTTGATGCCTGCAATTTCAATGATTCCATTACCTGACTGTAATGCTGTACCTTGTACGTCTCTGTTGATAAGACCGTTAGAACCTATGTCCTGTATAAGAGCGTAGTACTGGCGAGGGTTTAGAACCGCTACTCTTCCAGAGCCACTGACTCCTTTTTCGTCAAGTGCTGCTGCTGCATCGTAGAAAGCATTAACTAAGTTGCCTGCGTTGTAAGCATCAGAATCATTAGTTGTTGAACCAACTCTGATCTGTGTTCCACCGGGCTCTTTGAAGTTAGTCTTAGCTACAGGTGAAGCCTGTCTTGCACCTTTAGCAATAGCTCTGAAGATGAGTCTATCATACTTCTCTGCTAATGCGTATCCAATCTTCTTGGAAATCTCGCCTCTCAATTCATAGTGTGCGAGTGTCTCATCTAGCTCATATACGAAAGCTGAGCTGATTAATAGGTCGTCGCAAGTTATTGTTTTTTCTGCGACTGGAGGTGCGCCATCACTGTTACCTAAGATGCTATTTCCGGGAGTATGGAACTCGGCTTGGGTGCGCCCTGTGTAGATGAACTGCAATGATTTGCCGTTCTTAAGGGTACGCTTCATAACCAAATCACGAGCTATAGACTCGTGTTGGAAGCCTTTGAACATTTCTCCACTGAACAATTTAAGGTAAAGGGCGCGAGGGTCGGTACCACCATTCAACGCACCCGGACGGGTTAGCGATGAAGTCATACCTGAACTCTGTTGAGCCATTATATTATCCTAATTTGAGGGGTATTATGTATCGTCTTCTAGCCTAGAATGTTGTCAGTCTTAATTGGTCTAACGTGAGACTGGCACGTTTTGTGGTCTTTTCCCACCGTCGACGGGTAAAAGGTATCCTCCTCAGAGGGCTTTTCCCAAATTGAATAGGGAGGTAACGCTCCTCCCCTAAGGTCTACTTGACTATTCTTGTGTAAGCAACGCCACGATATACGAAAGTAACTTTCATGGTTATCTCCATATACTAAGCCCCGTTCCATGCTTAGTCGTCATGCGTCCCCGGAGGGATGAACGGACGTTACCATGCTGCTGCAATTAATGGTTTCTTATCTGCTTTTATTTCTACAAATTGTGCTGGATGTCTATCCACCTTACCTTGAAAAATAAAATCAAATCCCATTGATATTCTTGGTTCATCAAAAGGGTTACTATCTACCCAGTGAACCATAGTAGAAGGAAAGTACATTAAAGTTCCTTCTTTATTTATATATGTTTTAGATGCAAAGCTAGTACCAGTACTTGGTCCAGCTAAAAATAAATTTGCACTAAAAATATATTGATCGCTTGGTGAATGTATATGTGGTGTTATTCCTTCACCTTTAAACCAATGATTTGCCCAGCATGCTACATGACAGTCGCCAGCAAGGGCATGTATTTTAGGAGAAAGAATTTCAGTAACTACTGAGTCATTAAAAAAGATACTGGTTTCACTATTAAAGACTCCATTCTCTTTTCCTGCTGATAAAAAATTATCTCTGTTTGCAACAATAAAATCTACTAATGTTAGTCTTTCTTCATTACTAACCCAGTTATCAATTTCCTGTATCATTTTTCTCTAAGACATGAACGAAGTGAACATTGAAGCTGAGAGATATTCTTAAGCCATCATGTTTTACTTTCGCTTTTGGTACATAATGTTTTGTGTTTGGAGGAAATAGTAATAAACTTCCTTCATCTATTTCTAAGTCAGTATCTCCTTCTAATGATGGAGGTATACCTTTGTACTTAAGTAAATTTACATACTCTTTCTTGTCATTTACAAAGACTACAGGCTGATCTTTTTCTTTATCAAACTGTACATAATAAATACCACTTAAGACTTCTGTGTCAGTTACGTGGTCATGCACCTCTTGATACATATCACTTGTATGTATATTGTACCAAGCTTTTACTTCAAATTTAAATGGCTGACATCCAATATAATTAAAATAGGATTCGATTGCCATTAACAAACCATTGTTTAAATTATCTAATCCTGCACCGTCTGCTGGTATCTGCCATGTATGACAATTAGTAGCCCATGGTGCTTTTTGTTTTGGATTATTTTTAAACTCTTCTAATAGTTTTGGAACTATGAGTTTTTTATATTCTTTATGGTCTGTCATCTGTTCGACTACTACGTTCGTCGGAAACAGGGGGTATAGTTGTGCCATATTTGGATGGACTCCAGTGCCTTGTGACACCGGAGATAATAAATAAATTAGTTATCAGGGTTATCAGAGTCAGAAGATTCTTTATCAGTTTCTTCTTTTTTCTCTTCTTCATAAATACCAAATCTAGTTAATGCTGCCTGCATTTTATCTGATTGATGTGCCATTATCTTTTCTTTGCAGTTTTAGCTGCACGCTTGAAGTTAGCTTTAGTAGGAGCACCTTTAGCTCCGGGCTTTCTCATCTTCTCACCAGAGCCAGCAGCAATGCGCTTTCTCTTGGCATGGATGTTTGCGTATAATCCGGGTTTAGCCATTATCTGTACCCCTTCTTACCGCCTTTGCCACCTTTGCAGGAGCCTTTACCTTTGTGTGCCATGTTAACATTTCCATTTACGAAGGGCAAGAGCCTTACGTGTAGGCTTGCCGTTTGGTTTTTTCATTGGTCCCTTTACTCCGCTCATCCGAGCACAGAAGGAACGTTTGCGAGGTCCGCCCTGAGGCTGTGGAGCCTTCAGGTTGGAGCCAGTCGCAGCGTTATATTTTTTTCTGCCAGCAGCCGTAAGCCCACCGGTACGCGATTTATGTTTGCCTATCTTTAGGCTTACGTTCTTTGACATTATCCTATAGTTGGTGCTGATAGAGCCACTTGTGTTGCCTCTGTTGAAGCTAAGTCAAGTGGGAAGTTATGAGCGTTACGCTCGTGCATCACTTCCATACCTAGACTCTGCCTGTTAAGAACATCAGCCCAAGTAGGAATGACTTTACCATTAGCGTCTACTACTGACTGGTTAAAGTTAAAACCATTAAGGTTAAAAGCCATAGTAGATATACCCATGGAGGTAAGCCATATGCCAATAACCGGGAAAGCACCAAGAAAGAAGTGCAGCGCACGGCTATTGTTGAATGAAGCATATTGAAATATTAGTCTACCAAAGTAACCGTGTGCAGCTACGATGTTATAAGTCTCGCCTTCCTGACCAAACTTATACCCGTAGTTCTGTGATTCAGTTTCCGTGGTCTCCCGAATGATTGAGGAAGTAACAAGGCTTCCGTGCATAGCAGCAAACAAAGCACCACCAAATACCCCTGCAACGCCGAGCATATGGAATGGGTGCATAAGAATGTTGTGTTCTGCTTGGAAGACAAACATGAAGTTGAATGTTCCACTGATTCCTAAAGGCATACCATCAGAGAATGAACCCTGACCGAATGGATAAACTAAGAATACAGCTAGAGCTGCTGACAATGGAGCTGTGTATGCCACAAATATCCATGGTCTCATACCTAGTCTGTATGAAAGTTCCCACTGTCTACCAGCGTATGCTGCTACTCCTATTAAGAAGTGAAAGACAATGAGTTGATATGGTCCGCCGTTGTATAACCACTCGTCTAAAGTGCCAGCTTCCCAGATCGGGTAAAAGTGCAGTCCGATTGCGTTGGAGCTAGGGACTACTGCTCCAGATATAATATTGTTCCCGTACATTAACGAGCCGGAAACGGGCTCACGTATGCCATCTATATCTACAGGTGGTGCTGCGATAAAGGCGATTATGAAACATGTGGTAGCAGTTAGTAATGCTGGAATCATTAGCACACCGAACCAACCTACGTATAGGCGGTTGTTTGTGCTAGTGACCCAGCTACAAAACTTCTCCCAGTTGGTAGTAGTGTCTCTTTGTAATGAGATTGCTGCCATTTGTGATTAGCTTGAATGTATGTTGTCGCATTCCTCTTCGACTTTAGAGAGGAAAAACTGGATGACTTTATATTTTTCCACCATAGGAAGGTCCGCATCCAGAAGAACTTTGTGCCTTGCTTCAACAAAATCAAAGCAAGTCATCTTCCACTTATATGGAGGAATTTGCCTCGGCTTAGAATACGCCGGGGATAATCTGACCAGTGGTAATGTAGGCACCAAGAGCAGCAACAAAACCAAGCATCGCTGCCCAGCCATTAAAACGTTCTGCTTCATGTGTAAAAATTGGGTTGGTGTTGTGGTGTGACATTTTAATTAATTGAATAGGTGGTTCGTAAGGGTATTCGTTTTCGAGTAGGGTATCTAAGTCTCGAGTTTTCATAGGGAAGTATCTAAGTGATATTTGTTTTGGTAGTGAATTTCTATATTTCCAGCAACAACATATCTTTGACCTGACTTGAGTGGTTTGACCCTATGCCAAATGTAAGATGGGAAGCAAACAATATCACCTTCACGTTGTTCTGGTAATGGTTGATCGTTCCCATCGTTGTCTAAAAATACAAAAGGATTTTCGTCAGTAGGTTTTATAAAATGAACAAAGGATATAGTATTTTTACCACTACTATGGTGATGGGCATGGTGCTTATTATTTTGATGATAAAGCTGTGACCAATAGTCCCATGTGTATTTAGTAGTGCTTTCAATACCTATACTTGTTGTTATTTCATCTACTATTTTTTGATATTTAGGCTGCCAAATTTTATCTGGTCTGCTGTGAAGTTTTAAATAGTATGAACTAATAGCATCTTCACGTTTTATTAATTCATCGCCTAATCTGACAAGCTCTTTTATAACTTGATCTACTTCCGTGTCCGGGAACTTTTCATTCCCGTGATACCAGTAGATTGGTTTATACATTAGAGTGATTTAAGATATTTATTTTTTTCGGCAGTCTGTTTTTTTAGAGTTGATTTAATTTTCAACATCTTTTTCCAGAGTGGTTCTTGTTTCTTTTTTTTCACTAGAATTGAAGGTCTGATAGTTCAAGTTTTTCTATGACGTCAGCTCTGTAAGCTGGGTCAGTGTCGTAGCGTGGGTCACCCATAGCTGCAACGAGTTCAGCTTGTGATCTAAATACATCACCTCTACTATCGGCTGCTCTGCCTTGTAGCATTCTGCCTTCATAACCATTAGCATCTTCGTATCTAGATTTTAATCCTGCGAAGGCTATGTTAATTGCTGCTGGATTACCAGAATCTACAACAGAGTCGAACGCATCTATACTTCTGTTATCTAAATTACTGGCAGCCCATTCTACAACTCTATTGTATTCAGCTTCTCCACCGGCTGCATTCATAACGCTATTAACTTGAGCGTCTGACATCTCTATACCTTGTGGATTAGCTTGAGGATTTTTAGATTGAATTTCTATGTAAGCGTTGACTAAATCTTGGCTACTCATTTCAGAAAATCTTTCTATTGTTTCCTCTGATAGGGTACCATCGTTAGCATAGTATTCTTCTGATGCTTCGTTAATCAAACTGACCGCAGGAGCTTCATCAGATACCTCCTCATCACTTCCTTCTTCCTCTTCATATCCTTCGTCGCTGCTTTCGTAGTCGACTTCTTCTTCTTGTTGTCCAAGTTTCTTCTGTAATGATAAGTAAGCTGCTTCTAAATCTTCAGTACTTCTATATTTACCAGCTAGTAGTTGTTCATGTTCTGCTTCTAACTGTTCTCCTACTTGTAGAGAGTCCTGCTCCTCTGCGGTTAGAACTTCTGTTTCAGGAGTATTATCATACGAATAAGTTTCGCTCATTATTGTGGTTGGTCTTGTGGTGGTTGTGTCATGGCTTGCATGTTTTCTGCGTCAGCTAATTTTGAATTAGCAAACTGACCAGCTTGTTGTAATAGAGTAGCTTGCTGTTGCTTCTGCTCCATCTCTTCTTTCTCGCCTGCCATTTGTTCTTCTGTCTTAACAAGATTCAATACGTCTATACCTTGTGCAGCAGCAAGACGTTTGATTGCTTCTAAAGGATTTATAAATCTTCCTAATGCCTCTGGTCCTATTGTCTGTGCAACAGTTCCCATGAACATTGTCAAAGCCTCTCTATCTTGCCCTCTTCCTAAAGCATTAACCCCGGCTACAATAGCTGGTCTGATAATATCTTTAGGTAACTTAGGTAATTCGTTTGTTCTTTGTAAGACTAAGAGAGTTCTGTCTAAGTAAGGTATTAAGAAAGATGTAGTTAACAAACTGAAGATACCACCGAGCTGTTGCTCTAGTTCTAACTGTGTTAGTCTGACTTCTTCTGCTGTTACTCTTTCTGCATTCCTCACATTCATTACTAAGAATGCTTCGAGCAATCTTCTCTCTATAGTTTGAGACATCTGTGCAGCAGTAGAAAAATCTGCTGTCTTTCCGACCTGAACGACCTGTACGTCTTCAGCCCTGCCCTGCACAATGGCTCCGTTCCCAGCCTTCGCAATTACTGAAGGCTTCGTTGTAGAAGATGGGCTGACTAAAAAGATTACCTTACTAGCAGCAGCAGCTCCTTCAACAAGAGCTTGCGATAAACCTTCTAGAGATTTCAAGTCCCCTAGGAACTCTTCAACTCTACCACGTCCGTACTGTTCTCCATCTACAGAATTAAAAGTAAGAACGAGCCAAGGGCTTGCATTCTTAGGAGCTGTACTACGTGTCCCGGGTATTATCATGTCTTCTACTTCCTGATACCATACCCATCTGCCGTTCTCAAGTTTCACGCACGTGTAAACTTCGACATCATCAGTATGTGTACCAGCAGTTGTTTCGTCGATGCCCGTGTTGGGTTGTTTCTTTGGTAGATCGTAACCGAGTACGTCTCGACTTATCAATTCCTTTGTAACTATTTCTAGGACGTTACCATTTCCGTCTCTGTTGACGACATACCTATTAAGCGGATAGTTTTTAATACCATCTTTACCCATAAATAATAAAGCATTTCCACCTACAATTAAATGTTTAAGTGCTTGGTGTATAACAACTCTATCATTTGATGCAGCGATATAGTCCATGACCATTCGTTCCATCTTGGATAACGATAGTTCCATCTCTGACTTTGCTTCTGGAGGTAACTCTTCACCCAACTTGTCCTCTCTTACTTGAAACTTAAAGAAGGAACCTTGTGGAGGTAGGATAGCAAGCATAAGTTTTGCTGCTAACCCTACCACACACTTGGAACCGACTGACTGCCAAGGAATATTGAGAGTCTCGTGTGTAGGTCTTGAAGATGTATCGTCTTGAATTAAATAAGGTAACGTGAGTTTGCTACAATCAACTGCTTTATCTAGGAATTGTCTTCGATCTGTTACCAGTTCATTGTATCTTTCACGTGCGGTCATTAGTTAAGACCTCCGCCTGCTGCTCCTGTGTCGCTACCTGTATTTACTTTAGGATTTAATTTAATCCTTAATGAACCTGTACCTTTTGAGTACTGGTTTTTATTTTTATTACCACGGTCATCCTTTGCTCTCTTTACCTGTGGGTTCACATCCTTCATTATTGGGTCAGGAGGTGGTGCCGTAGGTGTTGGAGGTAATGGTGGTGGTGGTGCTGGTGGTAATGGTGGTGGTGTTGGCGGTGCGCCTCCTCCTAAACACATTAGATTTCGTCCTCTTCTATTGATTTAATGTAATCAATTACACTAGCTTGTCCAGCTCTATACATAATTGATTCGATTGATTCTGTTGGGTGAATTGGTTTCCACCCGAAGTTATCATCTAACTTTTTTAATAACTCTTCAAGTCTATCGTTGTGTAGCTTAAGAGTATTGAGGGAGATTGACATTCGAGTGTTCAAAAAATGCAGGCATTCTAGCTGCCTTTGTTTGAGAAAATTCTGGAGCTTTGCCTTCATACATTAATCTGTCTGAAGCATCGAGCCAAAATTTTTTGTCCAAATATCTATCGGAACTTTGTTTTAATGGTTGCATTACCCAGTTAATAGTTGCCTTTCTTAGTTTGTCTAGTGACTGACTAGGCTTTAGACCTAGCTCTGTACATACCAATGAGTTAGCTGCCACATGGACTTGCTCGTCTCTAGATATATCTGCACTGACAGTTCTTAGACCGGCATCACCACAGAATCTGAAGAACGGTAGTAGTACAAAAAAGATTGCTCTCTCTGCTACTAACGCTTTTAGTATGGTGTGGTCTGGATGTTGTTCCCACGCAGCACGTAAGCGTAGTGCTTCGGCTTCGGCTTTGTCATCTACGCCTAATGCGTTGGTGATATAGCCAAGTGCAAGATCATGTTTGATCTCGTCCTTAACGTTTGACTCTAGAAGTGCTCTGGCAGAGTCGGGAACATCTTTATCAAGTGCTT